TTTTAGACAGTCATGGTGACGTGCATATTGATAAGCTATGGAACAAGTCTTTGACGGAAACCAAAGGGCTGTATTTAGTGAATCAGCATAATTTCACTTTCGAGGGAATAATATCCGATAATGTTAAAGCCTTCGCCAAACAAATGAGCTGTCAGCCGGGTTGATAACCACGACATTAGGCATATATTTGCTTTGACGGTTATTAGTGATATCCACTTTCATTTGAGCAGCAAGATCAAAGATATTAGCTCTTGTGATTGCATCTCCTACGTAGTCAAACGCATAGGCAGAAGTATAAACACCTTTCAGGTTAGGCGTGTTGCCATCACCATCCCAAAGGTCTGCATCTTCTTTCAATGCCAGGTTCACATTCAATAGGCGGTTTATTTCTGATTGGATGAAATAAACATCTTTCCAGGCTTCTTTTGTTACGGGGATTGAGTCTGCAATCTTCTCGATCAAGCAAGTACGCTCTACCCAGTTGATGGCTGATTCAGGCTTAGTACCACTTTCAGCAACACCGGCCGCGTTGCGTGTTACCGTGTTCTGATCATAATAGCGGATAACGCCATTAGATGAAGGGCTAACTGAGGCATGAGTGAAAAGGCCACTCATTACAGTTCCCAAATAAGGCTGCTGTCCTACCTCTGCTAATCTCATAGCCATAGTAGTAGACTGCACACCCGCGCGGGTTACCTCTGTCTTGCGCACGTTAGGCAAAGAGATTTTCATACGTCCTCGTGTGTCTGCCAACTTCACAATCTCTTCCGCTTTCTCCATCACGATTTCGTCAATCGACTTCTCAGACTTAGGGCCTTCAAATAGCTTGCGCATTTCGATTCCCTGCTTTTCTACTGCCTCGGTCAGGGTCTTAATCGTGTCTGCCTTAATCCCAGCAGCCTCCAATTTCTGACCTAATACATCGGCATTCATAAGGCCCTTAGTTGCGGCCTCAACTTCTGTTCTTACTGCGTTGCTTATAGCCTCGCCATTTGCTTTGCTTACTTCGGTGAGTATAGCTTTTAATTCGTTTGCTTCCATTTTAAATTTTTTTAGGTTGATAAAACTCTTTTACAAAACTCACTACATCCAACTTCGGAGTGTTATCAACGGCTCCTGCCTGAGTGGTTTGCACCGGCTCATCTTTGGTTTCTGTTATTGACTGGGTAGGTGTGGCATAGTTCGAACCTCTAACCACCGCACTACCTTCTATTGCTTTTGCTTCTGTGACCGCCCAAAAGAATCCATTCTCTAGTACGTCCTCTTTGTTGGCAATCCTGTCAAAGTACTTGTCCCAGATTTTGAACTCCTTCTCATAACGGTCATCGTTCACAGCAAGATCCACCTTCACATACTGCATCCCTACGGAGTGGTTCTTTACCTTGCCCTTAGAATAGCGATCGAACATTTCAGGGCTTTCGGCTTTGTCTATGACTGAATCGAATACCAACGCCTGGGTAGTTCCTTCGAAGTTCAACCCTAGTTCATGCCAGCTCATTTGTTTGGCGAAGGCTTTAACATTATCGGATATTATTCCCTCGAAAGTGAAATTATGCTGATTCACTAAATACAGCCCTTTGGTTTCCTTCAAAGACTTGTTCCATAGCTGATCAATATGCACGTCACCATGACTGTCTAAAATGTTAGTAGTGTTGATGATGGATCTTACCTTTAGTCTGGTGGCCTCAGGTGAAATACCTTCCGCTTTCTTAGCCTCCCCTTTTTCATTTACGATTTCAGGGTAATAGCTTATTGAGTCAGCGTGTTTAATAGCGCTTTTCTTCTGTGCAATCAATGCCGACTTGTTAGTCACAAGCCAGTCTATTAATTGGCGTTTGTCTGCAAAGTCGGGTAACTGTATCATTTCAATATAATTTTATGATCCTTTATCGTTTTCTCTTTCACCTCTTTCAACTTTTTTATTTCCTCCTCGGTTAGCTTTGGCAATTCCATTTTAATTGATGCTTTAGATATTGTCATCTTCTTCCGGCATTATTTCTACCGTCTCCTTTACTATTGGTTTACCATCACCCACCCCCATCTTGAATAGTTCTTCTCTATACTCTTCATCCGTTATCTGCTGATCCTGTCTTAAGCGTGACAGGTAGTTTACCATTGTGTTAATGGTTTCACTTCTTAGTTTAATATCCTCTTGGAATACAGGTAAATGAGAATAGTCCATTACTATCTTAATCTTACCATCAGGGAAGAACTTGCTATTCAATCCCATACACCATTCATTGGCCTCTGGAATGATTGTGTTCTCATAGATAGACTTACGCGCCTGGTTCTGATTCTCAAACGTGGCACCTTTCTGCCTTGTGAACATCTCAGAGGGAACCCCGAAAGCGTCTAATATCTTATTGAAGTCCTCCTCTGTTTCCTGGAATAACCCTAGCTTATCAGGGTTAACGCTCATCTGCTGCCAACGTAAATTAGCACTTGTAATAATGGCCTGAAACTGACCATCGAGGCCACCATACTGCGAATACTTATCCTGAATGTCTTTGATTTCCTTCTCTTCTAATGGTAGCCCGGCCCCTACTCCATCGGTAGACTGATTGGATAGAATCCCTAACGCACCCCTGTATTTAAGAATAACACCACGTGACTCATAGGCCATGTGAATGTTCTTTAAAGCCGCCCTTAGTCCTTTTAGTTTTGATTCGCCACGTAATACGTTGCTTGCATTAGGCTCGGTCATGCTAACGTTATTATCGTTCATGTGCAATATCTGTGAGCCGTCTATAGCGTGTTTATAACCGTTCATCTCATAGCTATATGAAATACCCTTAGGTTCTTCGGCCCACACCCAGAAAGGTTGATTCTCGGTGTATTCCTGTGTGATCAGGTTAGGAGGTAGTGTGTAGATAGCCTTTGCCCTGTCCCAGTTAAAGCCTACCGGAAACAGGCCGTATAGATATTCGTTACCCCAGATTTCATGATAGATTTTACTTTGGCGCATGAACTCCTTTTGATCCTGAAAGAAGTTAGGGGCTTTAAGAACTTCTGGCATCGCGTCAACCTCTTCACCTTTCTGGTTCACGGTCTTTAAACGGCCATTGGAAAAGCAACGGGCTTTTAAATTGATGACTGCGTTAAGTTCTGGGATGGAATTAAAGTACTCTATGTATTTGATTTCCCCGAATACGTCAGGGCTTACAATAGGGTAAAAGGTAGATGAACCGAATCGCTTCGGCCTCCACATGTTGGAAATAACATTAGTAATCCAACTCAAACCATATTTGTTTAAACGTTTATTCGCTTACGCAAATATAGTAAGAAAAGTTTTTACTAATCCTATTAGTTGTTACTATTTATTTTAGTCTAAGGTTGCTTATAGCGGCATACCGGCTGGCATCCCACAAGTGATTGGATTCATCTATCGGCTCATCTAACTTAATTCCACGTATCTCCCGCCATCTATACGATGCCTGTTCTTTACGCCATTCAGGACAATCGACTAAATGTATCTTATATTTCTTTAGTAGGCTGATTCCGTAGTTTATTGATCCGGCAAACTTATTGACCGCGAATACCTTTAACCCCGCCCGCCTTAAATCTGAGATCATTCCAGGGTCCGAGCTGTCACACCATACATTCGCTTCCGGTACCATCTGCCTAATTACCGGTATTAGTTCATTACTCGATGGTGTAGGCTTATAGAATAGCTTTTGAAGGTAAAGGTTCTCACCATCAACCCCTAATTTGACTAAGGCTGTAGGGTCTTGCGTATAGCCGAAATCGCATCCGTGATATATCTTTTCAATGTTTTCTGGAAACTTATCTATCCAGGTAACGTGCTGGAATATCAGCCCTTCAGGAGCGGACCTTAAACCAAGCCCGTAGACGTTCCACATATAATCGTCCGCTGTGCCCTGCCTGATATTTGTTTCGGTAGGCTCATAGCTCAGTATCTTTCTTTTCTCAGCCTCGCTTACATTTGGGTTATCATGAAAGGTAGTTGATAGGTAGCCCACATCATCCCTCGGTTGTATCTTGTCATATATCCAATGGTCTGTAAATTTAGGGTTAAAGTCCATCCACCAGAATTTACGGCATCGCATCTCTAATTGATCAAATACATCCTGCTGAACGTCTAATGCCTCATTGATATAGAAATAGTCACAGCTTGCACCGTGAAACTTTGAAGGGTTATCCGCTCCCATTAAGTTAATCTTGTTGCCAAATAGCCGGAATGACTGTACCTCCTGTTTCTGTGAGAAGGGTGAGGCTACCCCGAAATCAGGTAATCGTCTATTAAAGTCATCGTATAGGGTGGTCTTGAATGAGTTGTACGACTCTTTGATAATGTTAACGGTTATGCCTGTTTCAATAGTGCATAGCCATATCAGGAAGTCTACAGATGACCAGGTTTTACCGGATCGCGAAGAACCTGATAATATTACCCCTCGCTTAGTTCTGAAATTATCGTGGAGGTATTGAAGATTAGGATTGATTACCCTCTCCATCTTTGAACGGGAATAGCTGATTTACATCTTTCTTAGTCTGTTCTACGTTCATGGTTAGTTCCTGTTTGGCCTTGCCTTCTGTGCGATCTGTTATTTCCCTAACATCATTAAGGCTTTTCTGTGCCTTCTTTACACGATTGTAGGCTATTTGCTCAACCATTGTATGAGGTTGGAATGCATTAAATTCTTCCAATGGCATAGCTAAAAATCTATGATACTGGTAGGGTATACTTTTGTCCTTAGACCATCCGCCAGGATTCCTGTTTTGAGGATTATCCCCAAAACCGCCTTTGCCGGTCGGATTTGGGACACTTCTTTCTTGCTCTGTAGTTTCCATGAATTACTTCAAATGATCCTTATTAGCCCAATTTGCGCCTTTCATGATACGATAACTATGCCAAATATACGCACCTTTTATGATTTTTACACCATTGTTTTCTTTTGCAGGTCTAGAGAAGGCTAGATCAAATAGCAGGCCATGCTCATTTTGAATAGCTTTCTGAAATCCTCCTACTTCTTTCCAATAGGCTTTTCTAAATAGCATAAAGAACCCGGCACATACCATCCCTGGCTTAGTTTCACCGTTTGGGAATTGGTCTGCTAGCTTTTCAGCTATTGTAATGTGCCTTTTAATGGAGTCGTTCTGATCTGGTTCTTTGCCTAGAAGTTGTGAGTGTAGGCCTATACGGTTAGTCATGGCCCCGAATATCTTAGCATCCGGATTGTTTTCTATTGCCTTGTGTATTACTTGGTAGGTCTTTGGGGTTAGGATCATAGCGTCATAATCGAGCAGTAAAATCCAATCCTCGTCATTTGGGACAATCTCACAATGGGCGTTTAAGGTGTCCCCGTGAGTGTTTTTGTCTAAGCTAAATGGTTGGAATGTGTAGATCACAATAAAGATAGCTGTTCTGTCTTTACAAATCTATTCTCCGCTTGTTCAATATTTATTATAGCCTGTTTAAAATAACTATCCTTAAGCTCAATACCTACCGCCCTTCGACCCATAGAAACAGGGCTATAAACCTCACTTCCAACTCCCATGAAAGGAGTTAAGACTAATTCATTAGGGTTGCTGTAAAGTTCTACAATGCGGTCTATAACATCTAATTGAAGCGGGTGTACGTGTTTCTCATCATCTTCCTGCTTTGAATCTCTGAAAGGTAGAACGTTATCAATTCTTATGTCATCCCAAACGCTTGAAGCATAACGTTGCCAGATTAAATGACTCATTTTATTTTCGCGTGGATCTCCTTTGAATCCCGCCCACTTTCTTTTAAAGTCCTCATAATTGCCATAGGTTTCAATATGAGCGGGTAAAAATGGTGTATCTCCAAAGTAATCATTCAATCCAAAAGGATGTGTAACAGGAACTTCACTATCGCCATTACGGGTAAATATTAAAACATAATCAGGCATAGCCGTGAAACATCTTGTAGTATCTTCTACAATGAATTTGTGCATAAGGCTTTGAACCATTGTTCTCATCCTTACTTTCAAAGGTTCCTTCCAAATGGTTATCCGGTTACGATAATGGAATCCGTGTTTCTCATGGAGTCTTATAATCTCATGTGGAAAGTCCCAAAGAAAAGAACGGTTATCAAATACATCGGTACAATGAACAGCGTTTATTCTGCCTGGCTTTGTTACCGTTGCCATTTCTCCTATCAGAAAATCGTATTGTTCTAAAAACTGTTCTTTACTTTCGCAGTTGCTGAAATCATTTTCAGAACTTGAATAATTGTAAAGCCCTGCAAATGGAGGTGAGTAAACCGAAAGGTCTACGCTCGCATCCGGTATGGTGGGTAAAACATACATACAATCCGAATTATAGATTGCGTAACGGTCGGTAATTACTTGTTCTTTAATCATAAAAATGATGGTAGGGTTATAGGTTTATTAAATTCTTTGTTTACTATTTTAAAATCGCTGTTAGTTTGTTTTGTCAGGTTCTCAAACATTGAAATAGCTTTCTCTTTTTTAACTGTCAGACTTTCCATTATCCTGGTCTGTCCATCGGATAAAATCAAATCAACATATACCGGCCTTTGCTGTCCGAATCTCCAGAACCTTCTTATAGCCTGATAGTATTGCTCATAGCTAAAGGTAGGATAATAAGTGGTGTGGTTACAATGTTGCCAGTTTAAACCAAAGGCAGTTATCGAAGTTTTGGTAATTAGCTTTTTAACTTCTCCCTTTGAAAATGCTATTAATATTTCTTCTTTCTTGTCGATGTCCATATTTCCCCTAACCTCTACCGTGTCTTTGTCAATCTGTGAGATCAAACTTGCTTCATCATTAAGATTGACCCAGTAAACAGATATATCATGATGGTTAGCAACCTCTACCGCCATTTCACAACGCTCGTGAATTGTATCTCTTACTTCTGCTTTTATTTCAAAGAAGTTTTGAGCTGGAAAATTAAACATTGAATGCTGCCCGTTTATTGCTAATGGCTTTTTATTGTTCACCATTATTTCAGTCTCAATCAATTCAGGTAAATGATGTCTTTCATCACTAAACCCTAAGTCCGAAGGTTTACGCATGGAAATAGACCATGAAGCAATCCACCTCCAAAAGTCACGTTCAGCATGAGATTTTAAATACCACTCCGCGCCCGCGTGTCTGATATCAATACTATTTCCGTTGTTCTTAAAGAACTTTCCCAACATATCGGTATATCCCAGGTAACCTAACGCCTCCGAGCTTGTGCCTAATTCGATGTAGTCATTTGGTGAAGGCGTAGCCGTAAATAAAAAGCGGTATTTTATTTTCTTTAAAAATGTTGTTACCTCCTGTTTTATAGCCCCGTCAAAGTTCTTTAATATCGAGCTTTCATCCAGAATAACACAATCAAAGTCATGCGAATTAAAATAATGCAACCGCTCATAGTTGCATACTACAATTTTAGATTTGTAGTTGCCGTCTTTGCAATATTCAATGTCATCAATATCAAACTTTTTAGCCTCTTTGATAAACTGAAAAGCAACTGCCAAAGGAGTGATAATTAAAACGGGTTTATTAGTATGTTTAATGTAGTTCTTTGCTATCGTTATTTCTATGATAGTCTTTCCTAATCCGGTATCAAGAAAGACAGCACACCGGCCTTTCTTAATGGCGTACTCAGAAACGTATTTCTGATAATCAAACATCCCATCCGGTAAATAGTTTGTTTCTATACCGTAGTCGCTTGAACTATGGCGTTTGCTTTCAATGAAATCCTGATAAGTCATGGTATATTATTTTTATATCACAAAGATATATCAAAATATATTAACATTACAAGCGTTTTCAACTTCAATTAATTTCTGAGCATAGCAACCTATATACATTCCGGCCTTCGCGTTCTGGTAATCTTCTAAGTGCTGGCTTAAATGCCTCGCGCTGGAATTACGGGCTTTTAGAGTAATGTCTTTCCTCACCCATGAATAATGATGCATATACTGAGTCAATAGGGCTACCGATTTAGTATTTACCGCCCTTGTATGGTCTACCCTGTACGGATATTCAAAATTACCTACCCTCGTGTCTTTTGTGAGTTTGTGGATAAATGGCACATAGTAGTTTTCAGGGCGTTCAAGTCTTAAGGTAGGGCTTTTGAAATACGTCCACATGGGTAAAACTGATCCGTCTTTGCCTGAATCAATATAAGCCTGTTTAGCGGCCTCGAAATCGGGATGGTATTCGTCTACGTCTAAGATCAGAAAGTGACTACAGCCTAACTGTATAGCCCTTTGAATACCTGCATTTCGTTTCCTTGCCTCGTTCACCATTCCGGTCTTGTAACCTTTTGTTACTTCCGGATGGTAATGGATGAGATGGACGTTTGAGAAGTCTTTTACGGCCTCCTCTATTTCAGGGAGTGGGTTATATCTTTCCCCAAAGTTGCTGATGTCCTGCCATACGATAATATAATGGTCGGCTTTAACGGTGGACATAGAGCCCCGTAGTAACTCGATGCCATCGAATGCGTTAAAAATTGCGCCTATATTCATCAATCGTATCAATTAACCCTATTGATAACCCAAAGGTCTTTTGCCATCCAAGTGCCTTTAATTTGTCCGCTGAAAGGTATTGAAAAGGAATTTCTTTAAATGGTCGTTCTATTATTTCAATATCACCTCCAACTTCCATTAGTTCGGTAATCATTTCTACTACATTGCCAATCGTGTGAAATTCGTCATCGCCTATATTGTATGCCTCACCTGGTTTGCCTATTTGGGCTATTATGTTATAAGCCTGACAAACATCATGAACATGAATAAACTCCCTTTTAAAATCCTTTACGCCTGAATACATGATCGGTTTTTTACCTTTTAATATCCTCGTAATCGTGGAAGGAATAATGCGACTTAGGTTCAAGTCATATCCGTAAACATTCGCGGACCTGACGATATTCACATTCAGTCCGTAGGTTTTCGCATAGCTTTGGGCCACCAGATCACCACAGGCTTTTGAGGTTGAGTAAGGATCACCGGCTCTAACATCCATCGTTTCCACATAAGGAAGATCATCATGCACCCCGTAGGCTTTATCACTTGATGCGCAAACTACTTTTATTTTTGGATTGATCTGCCTTACAGCTTCTAATACATTAACTGTTCCTATAACATTTGAAAGGTAAGCATCTTTCGGGTTGGTGTTGGCTAATTTAACAATGGATTGCGCAGCTAAATGAAAGACCGTGTCAATTTCGTAATCGTTAATTATCCGTTTCAACAGTTCAAGATTCATTACATCACCCTGTACCAAAGTGCATCCTTTTAAATAGTTGTCTTTGGTCTTATGGTTAAACTCCCTGATCAATCCGATTACGTGGTTATCTTCTTTAAGATAGACGGCTAAATGTGAACCTATAAAGCCGTTAATTCCGGTTACAAGTATGTTCATTCTATTCTGTAATCTAATCGCCCTGTTTCAGTTCCTTTCCACTTGGTAACATCGTATTGATTAGATATAGCACTTGCCCACGTCCTGTGATGGGTTTGGCCTTTGTACTTCTCCGGGTTCATGTCTACTTTCAAATCAATTTTATACTTAAAGTTAGGCCATATCAACTCATAGTGATAGTTTGCCGCTGTTGGTTTGGGTTGGGTATCATGACAAACAATTATCCCTGAATCGGATTCAAAACGTGATACATCTACAATGCGCCTTTCCCCTGGGGCATGATCAATAAGGATTACTGAAGGCTTAGGGCAAATGTCTTTTGCGATATGCCAGTTATTTATGATCCTATGAAATGAATGTGTTTTGCTTTCGTATTGCTTAAACTCATCAATCCACGTCTGCTCTGTGTCAAAAGAATACAAACGCCTTTTAGTGTTTTTGCAGTATTGGTGGAGGTAGGGTGTGGACCCTCCACCACACCCCAATTCAAGCACATCACCTTTCCCGGTTTCCTCCAACGCTAACCACAACAAGTAACGATGATTTGACCAATCGTCAACATCTTTTAAAAATTCTTCTTTAGTCATAATTTTGGTTTATGTAATCAATTAAAGGCTGCATGAGTTCCTGATTAAACGGACGTACGCAATGAGCATTAACATACCCACCACTCTTTAACTTCTCACGATCATATACCCATTCGTTTTTATCTTTATTATAGGTGGCCCTGTCGATAGTAGCCTCCAAATAGTTTTCATAGCCCCTCTTAATTTCTAATTTAGGCACCGGGTTTTCATAGATCAATCGCTTAATCAATCGCTCATCGCTGAAATAGTAATCATCCCTTTGTGCTGAATGTTCAGGCCAGATGTTTATATTCTCCCTGTCATCAAACCATGCCTTATCTTTTAAAGAACGGACTACCTCGGCAAATGTTAAATAGTTCGGGTTAATAAACTCTTTCCAAATATACCCCTCAGCGGTCATTTGTGAAATCGGATAGGTCCCGGTATATCCGTAAACCTCAGCGCCAACACAAAGTAAAACGTGCATCGGCCTTTGATTTACTTTCTTAATGATGAAATCTAAACCTAAAGGAAATAAATCTATGTCATCAATGTAACACGTTTCATCTCCCAAAGTAGAGGCTAAATAAAACCTTGCAAACTTCCCTTGATTGCCTTCCGGAACATCTGGAACGGGTTTGAAGATGGTCACATTACCTGGTAAATCATGCGTTTCTTTTTTAGTCACATAAGCCAAATGAGTTTCAAATCCCATCTTACCATATGCCCAGCTCACTATCGGCCAGAAGTCACGGTATAAAGGATTGTCATCACAAGATAGTATTACTTTCATTGCGCAAATATTTTTCTTTCCTCTTCATCCATAGCACTATAAGGCTTTTTCAATATGTAGTAATAAGCCATGCCGGATCCATTTGTAATATAGAAAGATTGTTGAAACTCCCATCCCTTAGCACCTAAATAATTAGCTGCATCAATCATAGAATTAAATACTACTGGCTTGCCTGTTTCATCTTTAAACCTAGTATCCGCAAAAGCAGGGAGCCGTTGCCCAAAGTTAAGCGTTACGGTAATCTTTGTAGACATCATTTTATTGACGCCTATGATTTCAACGTATCCAAATTTCTCCTGAGAGAATGAAAGGATAGGGAGCAGAATTAAAAGTAGTATTTTCATGGTTGTTTAATTAAGTAACATTCTATATTTTTTCGGGTTTCAACTAATTGATATTCGGGATTACTGTCTAAAAACTTTGTTACCGCTTTGGGAACCTGTGAGTTGGGGGTTTCCCTGTTGTAGTCATCTACTGAGATCACCTTCGTATCATATTGAGCGCATAGATACAGATCATGAATTACATCTGATTCATGTTGCAATCCATCTACAAAAGCAAACGCAAACGGCTGTGAGTATCCTAAGAAACTACCTACTTTCCCGCTTGATGGCTCCTGACATATAATTAGATTGTTCTCATAGCCCCTTACATTATGCATAAACTCAGCTTGTGAATAAACCCCGTATCCGTGTGGCTGTCCTGCTAACGTTTCCCACGGGTCGATTACTAACGTTTGACGTGAGTATTTCTCTGACCACTTTAAAAATATACGTGTGGAGTGTCCTACCCCTGCACCGATCTCCATCACATTACCTTTGTACTTTTCTAAAATGAACGGAAGTAGTAAATCAAAACGATTCGTTCTACCTTCAGGACTTTCGGCAGCATCCTCATAACTGATTAATGCAATGATACTTTTGATGTCTTTTATCATGTCCTGTTTATAGGCTTCGAATAGTTGTGCTATCATAATATATCCACTAAAGGGCGTTTGTCCAAGTCATCCTGAAAGATAACTTCTATGTTATACGTCTTGAAAAGCTCTAAATCTAAATACTTCCTACCTCCCTGACCCGATAAGTATTTGGTAGCTCCATACTTCACGCAAATATCAACCAACCTTTCAGTACCTTTTAACTCGGTTGGATAGTCATACAATATAGGGGTTTTTATCCCTAAATGATGCGCTGCACGGACTATTATACTTGAATTAGTCTGCCATAGGTCAAAACTAATCAGGTCGTTAAACTCATTCAGGCGGTAGTACTTATCAACGATCTTTTTCCAATCTTCTTTCGGGTTGATATATCGCTTTTGAACTATCGGAATGTTGCCAGATTTTACAGACATAGTCGACCATTTACCGTGTGCGTGAAATCGGTTTTGGTAATTGTTCTTTTCAAATTGGCAGTTGCCTAAGATCACAAACAGGTCACTTTGGGCCATCTTATCGAAGTATGGTTTCCAGGGACATAGATTTGGCTGATGGATTGAAATGGTCATTCGCAAACCTCAATTTGTAATTGCTCCCATGATGAATCGGGTTTACCGGATTCTATATATCCATTTATACCACGTAATTGTAGGCAGCCTTTTCTTGCCCGTTCTACAAATGATTTAAGTAATTTATCTTCAAGACAATCTCTTTTATCAAAGTACCTGAGATTAATTACGGCTTTACCGTTTTTGTCTACATCTAATTTTATTTCCATATTATTTAAACCAATCTATTATTTTTTCCATTGTCCATTCTCTGGCGTGAAGGTAATATTTATCGTGCTTATTATCATAGCTGTTAAATTCCATTGATTTCCAACCATCCTCGAACTTAACCAAATCAATACCGTGTTCTTCACAAATCAATTCGGTTCCCTTGTCGTATTTGTTGAAAGGGGGTATAAACATGACTGAATTAATCAAAGCGCAGGAGGTTAATATGCTTGCCTCCTGTACGTTGTAATGAAGTAACCTGTGGTCTACGTGCCAAAGGCCATGCCCGGCTAATGTCACATCGGTTCGCAATTTTGGAACTCCGCAATAGTCTACCTTATAAAACTCCCTCCAATCGGAATAGGCGTTGAATATCTGAGGGAATACCCTTTCCTTATCTTTGCCTTTGTAGTCACTCATATCATGAACTAAAGGACTTATTCCCCAGATAATCTCTACCCGTCCGTCAAACACGTTAATGATGTGTGAGGTGATGTTATTGATTAACTCCATGTTTGCATTTATACAAACGTCATCAAAGCGGAATTTCGGATAAATATTATACTCCATATTTTGCGTGATGTTGTTTCGTATAATCATCCATCCATAACGGAACCTCACCAAATACCTGAAGCAATAGGCTTTTGATCATAGCCCACTTTTCAGGGCTTGCAGGGTTATTATTCTCAGCGTGTGCATCTATTAACTCAGACTGATTCAATGACTCACCCCATGAATAGGATCCATCTGAAGCAACTTTAATACTAGCCCGGTCTACTCGGCCCTTTGGAAGTTTGTACTTCCCTAATTGAACCATTCCCCTTTCAACGAAGGTTAACTCTGATTTATGTGGTAGAAGTTTCTTTGTGAGTATGTCCCAATCTGTATTCCAGTAAGTCTCCCAATCATCCGAGTAAGCCCTACCGTTTTCTTTAATGCATCGCTCCATGTCTGCTTTCAGGTCTCCAGTGCATCCCATCAAACGAAACCAATCTGCGCCAAGCATACCTGTATAGTGAACAGGTAGATAAGATTTGCCAGTAAGTTCCCAGCCGTAGATTGTTTTCTTTGTCAGATCAGGGTTATAGGGCTTTAAGGGTATAAGGTCTATGTCTTGCACCATGATATAGGCATCTTTTGGAAGTACGTTAGCGGTAAAGTGCCTAACGGTTTGCGCGCAGGTTCCGGGTCTGACTCCTTCGATTTGTGGAATATTGTGATAGAAAATACCGGGTAACAAATCTTCTTTATAATCCTCAGTAATAAACGCATGAACCTCCCATCCAAATTTTTCCCAATAGTAAGCCACTATCGGAAGGTAATAGAAATAGTTGGGATTGTTATCGGTTGAAAGTACTACTATCCGTTGCATTTTGGTATTGGTCTATTTCTTATTTCTTCCGCTTGACGATAAAGGTTAGCAATGTATTCATTAACACGCCTTAACTCTTTTTCAGTTTCAATTTTATCATGAATTGCTTTCTCCCAAAGAATCCATTTAACCCATTTAATTATCCGTTGCATTCTTCACAAAGTTTATATCCTTTATTTATTACTTTTTGCTTTGCCTGTTCATATGTTTCAGCGCGCTCATAGATGATTTGCTTATCCCCGTATATGAGGACTATGAATTTGAATTGCTTAATTAAATGTTCCATCGTTTACCCAGTATGCTATTGTTGGAAATGATTTTTCTATGTTCAAAATGTCTTTAAACTTATCCTGATGCTTTTGTAAGAACTTAAACGTAGGAGGATTATACCACCCTGCCGCCCCTATGTGACCGGCCACATCGTTACTTTCGCGCATCTCTTCGCTTACATTGTCAACCGGAATATCTGGTATGTGATCTTTGTAACCGTCTAAGAAAGTGTTACGCATACCTAAGACATAATGTTGAACAATCGAAGGATGGTTACCAGCAAACTTAGGGTAAATATATCTGTTTAAAAACGTCTGGTCAGCTCCCTTCTCTTCAAAGTTTATATTCCCTACGCCATCCATAGTAAAAAGGTGAACCCAATGTTCAACGCCCGTCATGCTTGGAAATTTGGAAACATCAAATCCAATCATGCCACCTAACATCGGCAAGGTGTGGCTGATTGAATCGGTTATTGCGTGAGCCGCTTTCCTTCTGTCCGGATCATCTTTACCGTAGTTCAACCAATCCTGCACGGCCTGAGCCTCTCTATAAGTAGGAAGAGAATCTAAATCCCTGCAAAGAACATGAGTATATTCCCAATTAAATACGGGTTTTAAACGCCACAGCATAGCCTTTGTAAGCACTTCAGGAGCGTTTACCTCTACTTTGATCGGTAACATATCTAGCAAAGATTTGTGACCGTTATATGTTTCTTTATCGGTTTCTAAGATGATTGTCCAACCTGGAAATAATACCCGATACATTCTGATATTAAGAAGTAGGCCGCGAGCGTAAGATGCAAAATCAAAACTGTTGGGGTGTTTGGGTTTATTATAACCAAATAAGGAAAACACAACTGCGCCTTTTATTGTCATAGATAATAAATATTAAAACCTTTATAGACTCGATTTAATTTGATTGCACGACAAACTTCTTTGCGTGAGCATTGAAGATATTCTGTACTACTTGTAACTGATGGAAATTCAATAATAGCAGTATCTTTTATAAGTATAACAGGCTTAGATTTTATTTTTGACAAATGATCTTTCAACCATTGCGGGCGTGGTTTGCCTAATTTAGATAGCCTTAACAATTCAATTTCTTTTTGTGTTTTTATTCTCCCTGTATGAGTTAGTTTTAATCTTTGTGATAATAGTTCCCTTTGTTCTAAAGTTAATGTTTTCTTCTTTCCGGTATTTCCTATTGATATATTCCGTTTGTGTTCATCGCTCGCTTTCTTTCCTAAATGGGATATTGATTTTTTGTTTCTTGTTTCCTGTGATTCGCGAACATCTCTTGATCCATATCCTCCAGAGGTCAGATTAACCAAACATCCTGTTTTAATATCTATTCTTCCGTAAAGATTTATGTAATATTCTTCGCGTGAATCTACTTGAGTTTTATCTAATCCATTTTCTTTTATTTCGACAATAAAGCCATGTTTAGCAACCGTTCTTTTCCATAGATAATTTCTACCTCTTGCGCTGTGTGCCCTTGTTAAAGCATTGCTTTGACCCACATAAAAGATTTCTTTTGTGTCTGCCTTACGATGAAAATATATTAAATAAGATTCCATAAAAAATGTACCCTCGCCAGATTGTGGCAACCCAACAGCCCGAACGGACAAAAGGCACAATAAGACGAGGGGTATTTTTGATGTTTTCATTGTTGAGTTGCTTAACAAATATAAGCAAATTATTTATTACTTACATAGTCATAGTAGTATAAAATTTCAGGTATGTAATGTTCTGTTTTAATCAATCCACTCTTATGTATCTGAGTTGCCCAATCGGTATCCTCACCGTGATTCTTTTCTGGGAACTTGAATTGCTTGGCTATACTTGCTTTGATACAATTGAGATGGTTTGGAAATCTTTCATATCTTACCTCACCCACCGGGTTAGTCTTGTATGAATTATATTTAATCGAATGCTCAAACACTAACGGGTTACCTCCGTTCTCTGTGATGATTCCGCGAAGGGAACAACAATCGACTCCATTTTCAATTCCCTTAAGAATCTTATCCACATAATTGTTACTTATCCGATCATCGTCATCAATAAAAGCTACATAGTCAGCAGTAGATTCTTTCAGGAGTCTATTTCTTTTTTTTCCAATACTATCCTCACCATTATCTATATCTATTAGAAATGTGACGTCTTCGTTTTGACTTGTCTGAGGCATAAGTATTTCAAGTAGCCTCCAAAGTAATTTACTCCGTTTCTCTAATGAACAAATAAGTATTTGAAATTTCATAGCGGAAAGTTTTGTGCCCGTCTTTGCTGATATAAATTCTTACCCTGATTCCAGTTAGCCGTTGAGCGTTCATAAGTTTCATCCCTCTTAGACTTACCATTGACATAGTGGTGATGTTCAAAAACTAACTCCGGGCATCCTTTAATCGCTCCCATATTTTTAGCACTCCAATATAAATCCTGATCGACAAACATTGACTTATACCCCGGATGGAAGAAGTACCCCAATTCATTATATAGGGCTTTATTCATTATCGGTATAGTTAAAACATCTTTATTAAATGGCTGAAGTTTGTCGTCTACCTTAATAAGTAACGGTTTGGTAACGCCTTCAAAGTGTTTCATTACCTCTAATCCCCAATTATCGAAGCACTTGAAATCATCGGAAAGATAAACCAATATGTCGAATTTGGCCAACCTTGCAGCGTGATTTGTGGCCTCTACTACGCAAGTATTTGCATTTATAATTATATTCTGCTCATATAAAACAGAGTAATCGCGTAGTGCCGAATCATCCTGATCACAGGAAACAATTAACTGAGTTTCAACTCCTGCCTTTGAAATCCATTCGCTGGATGTTTCAAAAGACTTTTGAGCCCTGCCCCTACTTGGATGTATTAGTGTAATTGCCATAAAATGCTAAACTTTCTTTATCTAAATGCTTTTCTAAAAATCCGTTATCATCCTCAACATACCTATGTAACTTACTATCATGGCCGGTCCCCCCCGTCATTCCCTCTCCGTGTCCTTTCATACCTATGCTGATAGGCTTGTCAGGGCTTATGGTCAACCCTCTTAACTTATCCCATAGATACATATCAACAAACCTATAACTATCTACAGGCCATTTAAATGTTAAACCTGGAACTAAGCAGGTGTTCATCATTGATGCCCTGCCAGCGTGACCATATTTAAAATATTTCCTTAGTTTCAAATGATAGTAGTAGGTGTAATCAATACCCATCATATCAGGTTTGCCTTCACTAAGCCAACATGAGTACATGGTATAAAGGTAGTTAGGATGATACCAATCGTCCGACTCAACGAAAAAAATAAGATCAATATCAAGTTTAGGGTTGCTTAAAAAATTATATCCAGTGCGATAACGGTAAGTAATATCAGGTAATTCGCTTTTTGGCTTTTCATCTACTAGCCAGATATAAGGTTTCAATGTTTGGCCCTCCATCATGCGGATGCAGTTTGCAAGCATTTTAGGACGATCGTTTCTATCAGGTATAATTACGGCAATCATTTAGTTACCAATTTAATTCTAACTTCCTTATCTTTTGGTAATTCTTTAGCGGTTTCACCTGATAGTTCTGCCCACTGATAACATATTATTTGAAGTAGCCCTATTAATTCAAAAAAATGGAATCCTTCTCCATCAATGTCTACTTTATGTGACACAGTGCCGTTAATTTGTCTTTCAAATTCTAAAGTCAATATTACTTTATCCTTCATTTTTCCTCGTTAAATACCCTGAATGCGTCACCCTCTTGTATAGTCCCAAATATTACACGCTCATGGTCTGCCTTAACTCCTAATAACTTTTTGCGGTGAACTAATTTTAATTCCTGATTAAACTTACCCCATGCCTTATTATGACATTCACGGCAAAGAGCCATTAGATTATCAATAAGGTTAATTTTTGCTTTTGCTATTGACCTGGATTCTAGGTGATGAATATCATTACTTTGCTTTCCACAATACTCACAAGGAATCCACGATGATTCATCGAAACCAAAATACTTCATATATGTTTTCGTGTATGGCTTCACCATTCAATACTTTTGTACTTGGTAATATTCTTTTGAAGAACCATAAGCGATTTTTTAAACTCCTTATCAGAAGCCCCTACACTTAAAATACAGGCATTGAGGGATATAAACAAATCATCGCAAGCCTTTACTTTTTTTTCTAAATGTTTGATACGTAGATTAAGCTTCCTAATCTCAGCGCGATCAACTATTACTTTTGCCATTTATTCGTCATCTATGTTTATGGGTATCCTGCTTATCACGTATATGATAATGCACCAAACTAAAATTATTCCAAGTAGTATCATCTGAATTTGTCTATGATGTAATCAATCACCTCTACCGCTATTAATATTACTACGGCACAAATAAGGAAGATGTAAAAGGCTATCATAACACCTTACCCCATGATATTAATTCGTAATATTCCTTTGAAATATCCCTCACATGGATAATAGACTCACCATTGTAATAATTATGAAAGACGCTTCTAGCCTCACCTTCTGATTTTGCAAAAATATGGCTACCGTGAAATGTGCCGGTAATTAGGTAAACTTTTTTCATAACACTTTATCAGTAAAGTTTAACGCCTTTTCAATACAAGCCCTGATTAACGCTGATTGGGTTAATTTACGGGTTTTTGCCTCGCTTTTCAAGGTTTTCACCATGTTTTCGCTAGCTTTGAATATTATAACTTTCTCTCTCATGATATGCAAATATATATTATTTTACCGAATAAATAAATATTAACTATTTCTAATAACTTTCTAATAAATAGACTTGCTTCGTATATACTTTTTAATATACCTTTGATTCATAATCAACAGCAAAAACCATGAAACACATCTTTAAAATCGGCCAATGGGTATGGTACGGAAAATTTGAGCAGGTAGAAATCCTGCAAAAGAGAATCGAGAACGGCCATATATGCTACAGGGTATCAGGGCCAAACTATGAAGGAATCGTAAACCAAAACTTTTTATCGTTATAATATGGCAGTAAGAATAATCGATGGTACAGACGGATACAAGGTATTGTACTGCTCCACAACCATGACAGCTTTCGGGCCTATTTTCTATGAAGAGGATGACGTTGAGGATTTCCTGGAATGGCTCCCACAAGATGCAAGACTGTACACTCAGGGAGAGTTAGATTTTAAAGTATATGAATGGCGTAACCAAATTGAACCATGAAAGAAATAGCAAAGGCTGTAATAGCTGTAATGAATGAAGTGAAAGGCATAGAAAAATCTATGACTGTAGGGTCTGGTAATAACTCCTACAAGGGAGTAGCCGATCAGGACGTAAAACAGATAATCGGTGATGCAATGGCAAAGCATGGCCTTTGTATCATACCCACCTCAATAGATGCTAAAACACAGGTAGATCGCTGGGAGGAAGTAGACTCGTATTCAAAAACGGGCGCAATGAAAACAAAGCAATCCATTTTCACGGAAGTAAAATCTAAATACCTGCTATTACACGAATCAGGCGAAAGCATTGAGTTAAGCGGTTACGGGCATGGAATAGATTCCCAGGATAAGGGAGCAGGAAAGGCTACCACATACGCTCTAAAATATGCCTTGCTTTATACTTTCCTAGTGCCTACCGGAAAGATAGACGATACTGACAATCATCATTCAGATACATTACCAAAGCCTGTTAAGGTAGTCCAAACCGAGTCATTTGATGACTTACATTCAATGTATATGGGTATATGGCAGGAATACAAATCCGCTACCAATACAGAGGAGGCTACTAAATTCCACCCGTCAAGATGGAAGAACAAAGATGCTAAATCTTATGAGTACGCTATCAAATCACTTTCCGAAAAACTAGATAATTTAAAATCAACCGTAAACGTATCAACAAAACTATGACACATCTAATCTTACCCGATTCTCCATCGTCAGTAATGCAACTATTTGATGCTGACAAATCATCCCTTG